TCGAGGGGAGACAAGCATAAATCCTGCACGATCGGGTGCATTTGTTAATTCTTCTGCTCGGACATTAGCACGGTCCGCAATAAAAGCAGAAGTATCTAATTTATAAGTTTTGCCATCAACAATCGTAGCAATTAAATCTTCACCAAAATTATCCATTTGCCATATACGAGCTTGGGTAGTTTGCACAGTTCCTGTTCTAGGAGTATTCCATGTAGAATTACCATAAGTCAAAGCACCCCAACCAAAACCTTCAGTGGTGACATCAGAACCAATGTTGATTTCAAAAGAAGCGCCAGCCGCGGTCCCCGATGCAGTGACTGTACCCGGTGTAATACCTAAGTCCGCAACGTCGACCTGAAAGCTATTACTATTATTAAGCTTAACAATCTCAAATTCATTCTGCATATCGGCATCGGTAACATTAACTACATTAACACCACTAACAGTAGAGAAGACAACGAAGTCCCCTAATAATGCATTGTGGCTCGTGGATGTAACATCGACAATTGTCGTACCGGATGTAAATGCAAACTCAGCCGGAATGGTTGTAGCAAAGGGAGTAATGTCATTAAAGGCATTATCCCAGTATAAATATAACTTTCGATCAGTACCAATAGCAGCGAGCTTTTGGTTGTTTAAATCTGTCCAAGTGTGGATATCTCTAGCGGCTCCTACCATATCGGCAGTTTCTTGAACCTTCTGCCATCCGCCTATTTTTTCCGGTAAACCATAGCGAAAACGTACATTATCACAGTCAATCCAACGCCCTTCGGCGCCATATTCCGTGTCCTGCTTGTCTATTCCGGGGACGTATTGTACCTTAGTTAATGCCATGTTGAGAGATTATATACACAAAAATCCCTCGTATGCTATCATTTTTTAAGCACGTCTGGAAGATTTAATTCTTTTTATACCAAGCCGGTAGACCCAACATCGGTCTAGTATCATTAAGGTTAGTTGTGCCAAAAGGACCATCTTGATCATTATAGTGCATAAAAACCTGACCACAATCATATCCTTGAAAAGGTTCTCTCCAATGCTCTAATAATGTCCCTTTGTATACTAACATATCACCAGGATTCAAATCGACAGTAACACCTTCCATACCTTCTTCTCCTGAGGGCTCTAATTTAATAGGCCATTTATCACCACCTAGGTTTAAGGTCGTGGATATTTCACAAGAAGGTCTATCTTTATGTCGATGAAGTTCATCTCCATATTTGTAAATACGAGCATAAGTATAACAAGGTATTAAATTTAAACCTGTAACTTTTTTCATAATAGGCATGACACGAACCATTAATGTTTCCATGGCTAAGTCAGCATAATGAGAATAAGTATTAGGAATTTGAGAATCTTTCCAAGTTCCCCATGTATCATCAAAAGGTGATAAAAACTTACTCTCTTGTAATACTTGAGCTACTGCTCTTTTATTTTGAAAGTAGGCATAAACAAAAGATGCTAGCTCTGGTGAAATAGCTTCTTTGATCACAGCATAGTTATTGTCTTGGAAAAAGTTTCCTGTAGTTTTTTCTTTCTTTTTAGGCATTGTTGTTCTCCTTGTTTAGATTAGGTATTGCTTGAATATTAAAATGAATAAAACGAAAAGGGTCTCCTTTTTGCACAACATACTCATGCGCCATATAAGCTGGACTGAATATTAAAGTGCCTGGTGTGACGGTCCAATTTACTGCTTCACTGGCATAAGTAATTTGACTTCTATCTTTCTCAGGAAGCTTTGAAACCACGTGTCCAATTCGAGGATCGTGAAAAACGGGTTTAGAGGAAGTATCACTACATTTTAAATAATAAAATCCTGATACATGATTGTTAGAATGAATGTGTGTATTGTGATGACCCCCACCGTCTTTAGGGAATTCTTGTACCCAAAACTCAGTAAAAATTAATAGATGATTAGATAAATCATATCCCATCCAATCTAAAAATTCATAGGACTTTTGTCCAATATAATCAACATAAGGTTTCATTTTTGGTTCTTTCATAAAACTTCCGCTATGGTGCACAATATTAAAATCAGAACCACCGTTTTGTTTTATTTTTTCTTTGTTATTTTTCTTTGCTTCTTTAATTAGAGGATCTGTTATTTTTGTAACATCTTTTAACCATTCTGGTTTATGTTCTATCCAAATAGGTGTTTTAAAATATTCTTCTATAATCATACAAAAGGTCTCCCTAAATTCCAAATCACTAAGGAATAACGAACTCCTTTTGTAACAGGAGCAACTCGATGCCAAACAAAAGAAGGAAAAACAATCACTGAACCTTTTTTTCTTGCTGATTCGGATGTTATAACATTTGGTGAACTATCCCCATTATTTCTTAAATCAAATTCTAAATCTCCACCTTCATAGGAATTTCCATCGGCAAGAGAAACAGTGACTGATAATTTTCTAATTAAACCATGATCCGCTGCACCTGGTCTGTTATAAGCTTTATTCCAAGAATCTTGATGCCAAGTATAATGTTGTGTTTCTGCATACTTAGTCCATTGACAACTTTCAGAAGCGTTCCATTCAAAATTCCAACCTGCTTGAATATTGGCTTCTTTAACTAGAGGGGTGATAGAATTATAAATCCAAGGCTCATTCATCCAAACAATAGAGGAGTTTCTTGTTTTATATAATTTGGAAATATCTTTTTGATTTTCAGGAACTTTTCCATCAAAATCACCTGTCAACGCAACTTGTGTAGCTTGTTGTTCACCATATGCTACTAAATCATCACATAGACGAGAAGGTACGGCACCTTCAAATACATAATAATAATTTTCTAAATTCATTTCTTTATTTCCTTCTTGAGTGAATTATATCAGATTAACTGAAATTTAAAAGATAAATTTATTAATGCCTCCTTATTTAAGTTTTTTGAAAAACGATGTCGTAATTCAGAATTAAATATAATTATTTGTTTCTTTTTAAATTCTGTGCGATGTTTCATATGTCTTTTACGACCACCTTCATATTCAAATTCTACAAAGGTAGGTTCTTTTCCACAATCAATCGTAACGATTGCAGATATATCAGGAGAACCTTCTAAATTATAATCATCTAGATGATGATGAAAATTAATTTCTTCTTGATGGTTTTGTAATAAACCTGCTCTTTGTAAAAAGACAGGAGTTCTATTTGTTTTTAATCGATAATGATCTCGTACATAATCATGTAGCCAAGTAATATTGACATCATCATCTAAGTTATAATACTGATTGAGATAACTCCAATCAGATTCATTTTGAACATTTTGAAAACCATAATTTTTGATGATGTTATTCTTTAATTTATCAAAATCGATTGGAAGTATAGAAGGAACTTTATCTATTAAGATAGCTTGCTCTATGAGAGAGACTTTGGAGAACATTTATTTTATTCTGTTATAACCACTTCCCAATTTGTGATATCTTCATTCCAAAAATACTCTTGACCATCGTCAGGCATTGCGACAGGAGCTTCCCATAAACATGTTGTTTCATTGAGAATCCAAGAATTAAAAGGCTTAGGTGCATAAAAAGCATCACGGTCTTCATCCCAAGTATATCCTATCCCTGGATAATTTTTTCTAAAAGCTTTAGATTGATCAGTAGATTCATTACCATCAGTATCGTAGTGTTTACCACCACGAGTATTATAAGAACATTTTTTCCATAAAGGCCAACCGTGAATTCTCTCTAAAAACTGAATTCCAACAGTTTCGTCTTCTTGATTATCAGCATTATAAGTATCTGCATCTGCAACTACTTCAACACTTAATATTTTAGAATTAATACCTATTTTTGCGTAATGTGCCATTTTTACCTCGCTTATAACTTATCTTTTTTAAATAATTTTTCAATCATAATATTTATTGAAACTTGTACCTTATGATTACTATACCTGAGCCACCGCCACCAGAAGCTCCGTAATGACCAGCAGAATCATGTCCACCACCACCTCCGCCTCCGCCAGTATTAGCAGTGCCTGCAGTGCCATCATCATCCGGTTGTGGAGCATTTCCACCGGGTCCACCTCCGCCAGTTCCACCATTACCACCAGTTGCTGTAGAAGCAGCGTGAGCGCCACCTCCACCTCCTCCCGCATAAGTAGTAGGAGTACCAGTAATAGAAGTAGTGGCGCCATTACCACCTCTTATTTTTAAAGAAGGGCTAGGAGTAGTAGGGCTTCCACCAGAACCTGTAGCTGTCGCACCACCTCCACCAGTTCCATTATAGGGACCATAACTGCTTCGAGAAGCTCCGTCAAAACCTTGAGGAGGGCTAACAGAAGGGGTGTTTCCAGATCCTCCTGTTCCTCCACCATTACTCACTGGAGTGACTGCTATTGTCGAGCCGCCTCCACTACCTCCATCTCTGCCATTGAATGCGGTAAGGGGGTCGGAAGTATCTAAATTACCTCCTCCACCTCCACCTGCAGAAGTGATGGTAGAAAAAACTGAATTAACGCCACTAGGTGCGGCTGCGGGTTTTCCGTTTGTTCCGGGTTCTCCTGCACCACCACCAC